GACATTTATTTGTATTGCAGTTGAATCAGATGATTCAACAGTGTTAAGTTTAATTGTATCTACTGCGATGTCACTATTGAAAGTAACATCTCCACCACCACCAGAGGCAACGGTGCTGACATTCAGTGTGTCACTTGAATTGATATTAATCGCAGTTGAATCAGCAGAACTAATTGTTGTTCCACTAATTGTAATTGCGCCAAGGATTATGTTTCCTGTACCAGATGCTGACAAAATTAAATTGTCGTTTGACCTAGTTGCTTCTATGTGATTGTCGCGAATTTGTATTGCTTCGAATTCAAGCACTCCTGTTCCATTTGCAATAAGTTTTAAATTTGCATTTGAAGTATTTGTTGAAATTGAATTTCCTTCTAATGTTATTTGAGAAGTAACAGGAGAAGCCGCATACAACTCTGTAAAGTTTTCATTGACAGCAATAAAGGCTGATCTTAAATCATCACCTGTTCCGTCGTTTGCGTTACTACCTACATTAATTGTTGTCTGTGCCATTTATTATCCTGTGCTTATTTTTAAATCATTCCCACTTCTCCATAGTTGACCTGCAACTGATGGATCAGATGTTGGCAAATTAGGCATCATTACTTTTATTGAGTCTAAAGTTATGGCACCTGTGCCGTTTGCTGTTAGGGTTAAATTTGCATTTGTTTCTATTGTTGTAATTGCTGAACTGTCAATTTTTAATTTATCTATTTCGATGGAACCCGTACCGTTTGGTTGAAGTTTTAAATCGCCATTAGTTAGTGTTGTTGTGATTAATCCTGTGTCTGCATCACCTACTAATTGATAAACTTCTTCGAAATTCGTGTTGATTTTGGTCATAGCGGTACGTAAAGTATCGCCTGTTGCCGAATTTCCTTCTGTTCCTGTGTCTATGTTTAATCGTGCCATATTATGTTTAACAGTATTTATTAAATACTTTTGATGTTCATAGAAACCCTAAAGACTATGAGATTGTACGAACGCCAAAGCAAACTTGGCCAATACCACACCTTTCACCGTAAAAATACCATATTTGTGTTCAAGTGTGATTCATGCGGAGTCACTTTTCTACGTCCCAGAGCAGAAGTAGATCCAGATAGAGCCAGTAACGATTATAAACATGTTTGTTCTTATTGTGATAGCAAAAAATTTGCACAAAAAGTCGGTGTGAAAATGCGTAAAATTTACAAAATTGATGCGTCTAGTACAATGACTCTATAAAGATATCCATTTGATATCTTCCTTCTTTCCATCTACCCATCTTCTGAGGTCAGCATAAATTCCTGTTTTTACATTTGCAAAAGGACGAAGTGTGTTTAATATTTTGTTTCCATCCATAAAATAATGGCGTAAAAACGAGTTACCCGTTACATATTCTTTTCTGTTGATAAAGTAAAAGTTTGTCTTAGGGAATTTCCTAATAATTTGCCTTAATTGAAACAGCCATTCGTATTTCAAATATGCTTTCATGTTCATCCTTGAAGGATAGTTTTCTGTATTTTTATAAACATTATTTTGGATTCTGCTTTGAATACCCTCTTCTGCTTCCCATTGTTTTGCACCAAGTATATCAAATGCCAGCAACACAATATTTTTAACACCAGACTCCGCGGCTAAAAGTAAAGCACTCATTCCAGATCCTCTGTTTTGTGCAAAGTCTATAGTTCTTATTTTATTACCGTGTTTTTCATAATTTCCACCACGCCAAATTCTATAAATTTTTAAACCTGACGGAGTGTCGTTTTCTTCGTCTCCTGGCATAATATAACTCCATTCTGAAATATCATTAGGCCCGTGTATTTTTAAATTTGGATTTTCCTTGTCGTACCAATTTTTAAGTTCTTCATACATTGGAGGGTTTACCGCAACAATATGATCGCAAAGGGTAGGATGGTCTCTGTATATGGCGTTGCAACCATATATTATACCTTTTGTTTTTAATTCGTCTATTGGAAAAATTGCTCTTGATTCACCGTTACCTATTACGAATGCTGTATCCATTTATACACCAAATGATTCTCCACAACCACATCCTGATTGTGCATTTGGATTTTCAATTGTAAATTCTGATCCAAATGTTTCTTCTTTCCAATCTATTTTTGTGCCTGCAACATAAAGCATTGACGTTTCATCAACAACAAAACGTCCGGTATGCCAATCTTCTAAGACATCATCTTTTGCTATGTCTTCTTTTTTATCCGCAAATCCCCATTGGTATTTGAAGCCAGCACATCCACCACCTGCTACTGCCAAACTCACTGCGTATTTGTCTGGATGTTTGGCCAGCAATTTTTCAATTTGTTGTTTTGCTTCGTCTGTAATATCAAACCATTTCATACTATTAATTATCCTTCTTTGTTCCCCATATTATTAATACCGATAGCAAGGAAAAATGCCATGGCTTCTTTTTTGTCTTCAAAACTCATGTAACTGTTTTGCTCTTGCCATCTGTGATCCCATGGATTGTCTGATTTTGGTCCTTCAAACCACCAACCCCATTTGCTTTTACAATTAATCTGGCACCATTCTATACAGTCGCCCATTATTCCGTTGCTGTTCATGTCTATATCGTATTTGAACCTTTTTTGATAACCACAGTCTCGAGGAATATCATCCAGTTCCGGTTTAATTTTTTTAACCTTTACTTGTCCGTATGCTTTGCTCATTTCCAGTTTTGTACCACCCATTCGTCTGCACAATTAAATGGTTTAGGTTCTCCATGAAACACCGCCACCCTATTTTCTTCCTTTACCACAGCAGGCGTTCTAAAAAACTTTCTACCATCTTTTGACAACAGTTTTGTATCCTTCATTCCTATCATCTCCCATTTATAACTTCTAATCCAATCGTCAGGCCAGTGATTAATATCGTTTTTTGCTCTTTTTGTAATCCAATCTTGATCACCATGATTATTCTGCATTATTTTTCCCGGGTTGGCAACAAATTCGTCCCACAAATAATTAAGAGTGCCTGCTTTCCAACGCATTACACTTGAATTTGATAATTTCCAATCTGGAACCCTGCATCTATTGAAGTCTCTTATTATCATGAATTTATCAGGATCATAAGTGAATAAGTTGTCAATATTACGGAATACAATTAAGTCAAGATCAAAAAATAAAATATTGCCCTGCAAAGGAAAATGTCCACCAAACATCCATAATTTACTCCACCAAGTTTTAATCCATGGATCATTAGGAAGAGGTATTACTTTAATATGTGGATCCAATCCTTTAGGATCGTCGGTAATGCAATGAAATTCATAAGGCACTGTTGTATTTCTTTTAACCATGTCATGCAAAACATTAGCATACTTGGAAATATACTTGTTCCCCCATTTAACGCATACTACGTGATTCATATCCTCTTTTTAATCCTTCCATTTGTATTTGCCTCCAATCAGCACTATCAAGTGTATATGGGTATTCATTTGCCCAACTTCTAGTTCCAATGATGTGAATACTTTTTATATTTAAATTATTTTTCATAGCATTATAAACTTCTGTAAAATTTTTATTTTGAAATCCAAGTTTCATATCAACCTGCCCTATTTTTATATAACCCAATGATAATTTTGGATCTTCCCAATCGTAATTATTTTCTTTTAACCATTGTCTAAAACCGTCCATCTCTTCTTTTTTAAAGTCGTGTGTTGCTTCTGTAATTGTATCTCCCCATTCTATATCAAATTCTCCAGAGTAATATTTTTGGTGATTGATTTCACTGCACATTGTTTCGGTCATTTTAGGTGCGTGTTCATCTCTGTAAACTTCTATTAGAGTTTTTCCTACTTGACTCCAATGTAGATATACCCCTCCTAACTCTCTGTCATATCTATTTTGTTTAAACAGATCAAAATCTTCATCATGTAAATTATATCTGGGTGAATTCAAAAAAGTTGTGATCTGAGAAGGTCTCATCCACTCAGGATCAACTTTGCTTTTTCTGTAACTTAACACCCAACTTTCTATCTCGTGGCATATATTATTCAGTTGTCGAATAGCATATTTGGTCTCCGTATCTGCTTGTTTGTAATATTTAGACAGTTGCCAAGCTGTGCCTTGTAGTTCCTCAAAGTATCGGTGTAACAAATTACAAGCATCATGTTTTAATCTAAGACCAGGTTTCGACATTTCGTTTCCGTCAGGACAAAGTCCAGTTTTTAGGGTTGACGAATATTGAAAATCATCTGCCGAAAATGGATGTATCTGCTCATATGCTGGATTAAATTTAAATGAATTTATTTGTGATATATTTTTGTTAAGTTCCTCACACAAAAAATGTAAATTCCTTTTTGAACTTGCCCATCCTAAAAAACAAAAGTTCTTTTCAAGTATTCTTTTTTGAACAAGATTATCTTGCAAGGCTTCGATAAATCTTTTTCCTAAAGGAGTATCGTATATGTGTATTCTTACTTGTTTGTTATCGTATTGAACAACAATATTTTCATATAATGTTTTATGGTTTTCTGTAGATGGCACTGTTCGCTCCGTGTTCCGCACATTCTACTTCAACAACATAACATCTATTATCTGTTTTTTCTCTGATTAATTTATCAGCAAAATTAAAGGCGTGTTCGGCAAACTTTTCTGCACCCACCCCATCAAAAGTTACAATATCTACAAGATCTAATTCTTGTAATTCTTTAAACTTGTCCATATGTGGGTCATTGATATCTAATGCTGTTTTATGATCAAAGTGATCTTCCAGCCATTTTTTTAAAGGCTTCAAACCACCAAAGTCAACTGCCCAATTTTTATTGTCTAACTTATCACAACCAAAAGTAAATTTGAATTGCAAACTGTATCCATGCAGTAAATGACAATGCGAATGATCTGCATTTGGTTGTCTGAATACGCAGGCAAGTCCTATGTTATGCCCATATGTTTTTGTACTAAAATATGCCATTAGTGTAACCTCTTTTTAATGTCGTTAATATCAAATCCTAAATCTTTACTTTTGCCTCTGATAGCATCAGTAACTTCATTTGGGATATTTAATTCACCGTCTATGATTGATTTTAAAAAATGGATGAAAATAGTAAACTCAGGTCTCTGTGTCACAGTCTCTGGATCAATACCGTGTTTCTCCATTTGGTTCAGCATTCCTTCTGTGGCATCGATCAATGCTTCAATGCTCTTGCTATGTTTTTGAAAATGTGCCATTATGTTATAATACTAGGTTTTTTTGGTACTTCAATTTTACTAAAAACTCTACTGTATTCCTCTTTGATTTTATCATTGATATATGCAATCGATGTAATCTTATCTTTTGCGATATTGATAGGTTTGTCTTGTTCAGCAGTGGAGAAAAATGTTCCAAATGCTAGACCTTGTGGTCCTTGCATTAGTACAAGTGCTTTCTCAATACTGATGTATGAGTCTGCTCCGCTTTTATATTTTGCAATTACTTCTTCTCCTGAAGCAAGTTTAAGAGTTATATGATCTCCATCTTTTATATTTTCAAACATATAACTTATTATAAACTTTATTTAGATTTTGTCAATTGCTTATTAATAAATCTTGCCATGCCTTCGTAAGTTTCTTGAAAGACATTTGCCTTTTTTTTCCATTCTTTAGGCATAATCCAGTTTTCGTCATTTACCACAATCCATCTTGTGTCAGGGTCTGATACACCCATCAACTTATGGAATTGGTATATCCAGTAACTTGGATCCACTGGCCTCTTGATATATGTGTATCCTTTTGATCCGTTGTATATGTTGTTTGGTGTCTTCTGATCTATTGGATATAAATCAAATCCTAACATGAATATTGCTTTTGGTTTAAAGGTTAGGGCAAGATTTCCTGCATGATTTCCAGTGCCCCAATGCCATGGATCATCTCTTCTTTCCGTTCCTGCATAAGGCAAGTCTGGTAATTTTTTTACATTAGGCCAATTGGCAAAAAAATGTGCCCATCTTTCTCTGGTAAAAATTGTGGTGCCTTTACCAACTGTGTTTACTGCTTCTTGGCACATATGCCTATCACAACATACCAGATATTCTGTCACATAATCTCTAAAGACTGCATTACAACCAATCACGGTAGAAAATTTTTTTAGCGGAGAAATATCGAAACCTCTTCTACTTTCTCCATTGCCTATTATAGAAACATACTTGGTCATAATGTTATTTAATCACCCTTTTAAACTGCTTTAGAGCAACGCACAGTGCTGGTAAAGGATTGTCTGGAATACTTGTATATACTATTCATTTTCAGCGATTAAACCCCATACAGTGCGATATTGATCCCATGCTTTTTTAAGTGCAGGATATTTTCTCCTTAGTTCAATAGCAGTTGGACCTATCATTTCTTCTTCATCTCTACCAGTATCAATGTCTTTTGCCAGTTGTGTTTTGGATACTAATTTACCAATTGATCCATTTTTGTTCTGTTCATATACAGTTTCTCCTCCGTCCGGAGAAACAAAGATTTTACCTCTAATAATTTTTTTACTTTTTTTCTTCATAATAATTTTGGGGCAAGTAAAGTCTCCCGTTCCTGCCCCATTTCAACAGAACTCTCGCTCGGAAGAAATTTGTAAATTTTTAATAATGCTCATTATGATCTGCACCCGGGTGAGCATAACGTATTCCTCCTTTAGGATCTGCATCATCTTTATGTCGTGGAATGAAATGAATATGAGGCCAAAATATTGTTTGTCCTGCACAATCGCCAATATTCATTCCCACATTAAATCCTGCCATTTTTCCTTCTTTAATCCATTCTTTGCCACAATAATAGGCCAGTTTGTATGACTCGCCTATGTATTCTGCTGTATCTTTTTTTGGAATAAAAAGTGTGTGTCCTTTTACACAAGGATATTTGTCTTTGAATACGCCTGTGAATTTGTTTTCAAAAATTGCTGTATCGTTGCCAAGCCAAGTTGATTCTTCATAGTTGTTAATTGGTTCCCTTGGTTTCTTGTATGTATGTTTTGGCGATGGCATTGGTTTTTATAATTCCTATTTTAATATTACTACTATTTGGTTTATGTTGCAATCTAATTTTTTCCCAATATTTGGTTTTTGTAACTGATTTATTATACTGTAAAATGTCCAAAAGATTAACAATCGCTTTTCTAACTTTTTCTGCACCCCCATGTTTTTTACAGGTATCAGATCTGCCAATATGCACAACTTTAGAGTTTATTTTTATTTTGTATACACATGGTAATTTAATCCACTTTGTAGCAGGACTTTTATTGTGTGTAATTTTATAGTCATTGATTGTATACAACTCTTTAATTGTATACCATTTAATATCGGACATTTTTTATTTGCAGTTGTTTGTAGACTTTTTGAACTTTTTTTGCTTGGAAGTAGCAGTCGGCTAGTGCATTATGCAGGTCTTGTCTTTTCTCATTAGGATCTCTTGGAACTAGACTAAACAGTGTTCTTGAATCTCTTATCTGCCAGTATTGCCAAGGTACAGGATGTCCTAGTTGTTTGTAAATATTTTGCAGAATTGCATAATCAAAAAGAGGCCCTTGACATTT